GCCAGCTTGTCCTTGAAGCTATCGAGCTGGCGGAGAAAAACTGGGCGGAGGGTAATGACGAGGCTCTGGGCTTTGCGTTCGGGTTCATGCAGGGCGTCTTGAAGCTAGTCGCTTCCCGGCTCAGGCTGTGGGAAGCCGAGGAGGTGAACCATGAGGCGTAACGGGTTGTATATCGCCGAAGATATTTCCCTCAGCATGATCGCCACCACGACGGCGATCATCACGGTGAGGGATACGAATGAGGAGGGGGCTTCCTACCTGGCCCGGCAAGCCGCCAGGGATGGGAGGCTCCGCTCGCTTATCAGGAACCGCTCACTTTGTGAGGAGCTAACAGAACGGCTGGGAGCGGTTATTAAGCCTGGAAACGGGAGGGTTCCCCAGCTCAAGCCCGGCGATGAGCTATTGATCCCTCAGCCCAGCGGATGGAGATACGTCCGGGTGTGGGCTGGGATGGATTTGTAGCGCCGCCTAAGCCCTCCTCCTAGGCCCCTGGGCTTCGGCTCAGGGGCTTTTCTTTTTCTCCCGAAAGCCCGACCTCTACATAGCGGCTGCCCCGAATTTCGTTAGTGATCCGCCTCGCCGATCTCTACATACCTGTCGGCGACAAATTTGTAGGCAAAATAAAAAGCCCGCCGACCGAAGGCCGACGGGCTACGGGAGGGACGTCATTTTACTCACCTCCCCTTTTCATATTCATCGGCTATTTCCTCCGCCTGCCACCTTTCGGTGTACCCCCTCCACAATAACTCGTAGCGGGGATTATCCTGATACCGGTTTCGGAAGCAGAGGAAGTGGCCCTCCCCTGCTTCCCCCTCTGCGCAACCCCAGCAACAACCGGAGACGGGGCCGATGATCTCGCCCGTCTCCTTGTCCCTGTAAATCTCGTACCAAGCCGCCATCCTCTCACCTCCTCACAATGATGGTGATAAGCCAGCTCAGCGGCTTGTATCCAGCCCCGTCCGGCTTGGGCGTATAGATGCGCTTGAGATACCTTTCCGTGCCATACCGCCGACAGCGGCGGTCGAAACAGGCCGGGCAGATGTCATCCGCCCTCTCGAAACCCTCGAGCTTCCTGATCCTGCGAGGCGGATCAGGAAACTTGGGGATTTCAACCTCATACCTGCAATCCATGCATTTGATTGTTACCGCCATTGCTTCCCCCCTAGATGTGAGTGGCGTACCATTCCTCAAGTATCAGCTTGTCCTGGATAAGGGCTTCGAGGGCTTCGATTATTACCTCCTCACCCTCATCCTCGTCCATGTAACCTGCCTCCCTGAGGAGGTTTGCTACCTCCTCAAGGAGTATCCCAGCCTTGCTCTTGTTCTCCCTTTCCATCGTTTCCCCTCCTTTCTTTGAAATCCCACTCTGGTTCGATTGGGGGAGGGGGTTATTCCCCCTCCACGAAGCGGTATCCACCCGGTTCGTCCGGGTCGAATACCGCTTCCTTCATCTCGTCTGGTAAAGTGGGATCGCGAGCGATAATGCTGAGGTAGAGGGAATCAGCCGGGTCCTCTACCTTCACCTTCACCTCGATCAATCCCTTAGTGTCGAGATCGAAATCGCCCTCGATCCCTTCGGGCAACCGGCACTTCCACCATTCCCACCTAGGCCATTCGTGGAAATGGTGGACCGATTGATCCCATATCTTCTTGACCGGGGTAAGCTGAATCTCCTTCGTCTCCCCCAGGAACAATCCTTCCCTTCTTAGGGTTGCCAAATATGCCATTTCCCTCCTCCTTTCTGATTTTGGCCTACCTCATCAGGCCCTGGGAGGCCATCCCCAGGACGACGGGGCGTGATGCCCCGTTTCGGCTTAGCGTTTGATGTTGAAGGCCTCATCAAGCTTGGTGCTAACATACGTTGCCACGATCTCGTCAGCGGGGTCAGCAGAAAGCCACAATTCTGACCCATCGGGTTCTCGCACGCCCAAGCTGACCATCCCTTCCAGGAATTGATAACCCTCTGCTGCCTCAATGTCGATACCTAGGGCTTCGTAAAAAGCCATCACCGCTTCGGTTAGCTCACCCACACTCTCCGCTTTCCTAGCTATTTCAGCCGCTTGCTCTAGCGCCTCAATCACCTTAATCATCCCAACCGGCTCGCCACCATCAGGGAGAGTGTTCAACCGCTCCCAGATCTCCCGCGCTGTAACGGGGAGATCCCGGCCCCGCTCATCGCGGGCCATACCTTCTCAATCGCCGATATGGGGTACCACACCCCATACCGGGCAACGATGACTTGCTGTATGAACTCCACGCCCCTCATTGCGCACCTCCTTCTTCTTGTTCGTAAAGCCTGATAAGCTCCCGTTTGTGAATTTCCGCCGTCCTCAGCCACCAGCGCCGATCGTGTTCCGATTCAGCGTTGGCGGCCATCTCCTTGCAAACCACCTCAATGTCCCTTAATGCCCTATCAAGCAGCTCCTTGTTCGTCCTCATCTCTCCCTCCTCCTTTTTCGTGGTTTCCGCTATAATTATACCATAATGCGTCTTGGGTGTCAAGGGGGATAATTCTCCATTTTGCCGCATTCCCGGCCTGCTGTAGTTGTCCTGGTTAGCGACGGAGCGGCAAGGCTTGGAGAGGGTGGGGGAATGAGCATTGGGCGTTTCCTGGGAGCATTGCGCATTTCCGCCTTGAAGGGTGGGGGGGGAGAAGTGGGGGAAGCCGTTCCACTCTCCGCCCTGCCGGCCATCCCCTCCCAGATGAATCCTGGATTTTCGGGCATCCCACCTCACGATCCCGCGTGGCAAGCGGGTTTTCGGGCTTGGGAACGCCCCAATCCGGGTTCGGTGGGAGAGATCGTCCCACCGAGCAAGCCGAATCACCTCCCAAGCCAGTATCCATGCGGGATTCCGAGCATCCCACCGGGCTTACTTAACATAATCTGCATTATCGGAAATCGGGCCAATCGGGCGAGAAACGGGCGAGAAACGGGCAATCCGGCTGACCCCCGACCAGCCCGGCGATCCGCCATCCCTCAGGCGACCAGGGCGAGGGAACCGGATCGCCTAAGCCGGCGAGGCGGCCCGGCGGCGAGGGGTCGAAGAAAGGCGGCGTAGGCGAAGAGAAGGCGGCCCGGCCGGCGCCGGCGGGGGCTTGCTCCCAACCCAATTCAATCCGGGACTCCCAGGGGAAATCCAGGTACCCTACAGCTTAAAATTTGTGGGGTGGTTATAGGGTAACAGATCCCCAATTTTGAGGGTCAACTGGGCTGGGGGATGGGGAACGGCGATCCAACGGTGGGACACAGGGAAATTCGGTTGACAAACCGCTAAGTTTGTGCTAAAATATTAGAGCAAACACAGGAGGTGATAAAGTGGTGGACATGGCGATCAGGAGACACCAGAGGAAGGGTGACAAGAAAGTCAAGTTTATGTTGTTGCTACCGGTTGATTTGAAGGTAGGGTTAGTCAAGTTAGCCAATGCCAAGAACCAATCGATAGCGAAAACCATCACGGACTTGCTGAGGAAGGGGCTTAGAGATATAGGATTCCTGGACGAAGATGAGCCACAAGTTGACAAGAAAGAGACAATATGATAAAATTGCCAAGGAGGTGATAGTGATGGTCAAGAGGGTTGGGCGAAGCGTTAGTTTGCCAGCCGAGTTATGGGAGGAGATGGACAGATTCAAGGAGGAGACCGGGATCTCTAGGAGCAGACAGATCGAGTTAGCGCTGAGGCGGTTCTGGAGTGAGCAGAGAAAGAAGGGGATAGTAAGAGTGATCAGGGAGGAGGGAATGGATTATGGCGAACCAGGGGATCGGCAAGGATAAGAAATCGTTGGCACAAGAACTGGGCATCAAGTACACCATTGTCATCAACCAGAAAGCGGTTGTTGATGCGTTCCCTGAGTTGCAGGAGGAAGTAAGGGAACGGATGAGGAAGGGAAAAGGGGAGAAACCCAAGAGAGGTGTGATCCCCGATATAGTTGACTTGGCAATCTTCGATTACATACGCGAGATATGCGCTAGTGAGCATCCAGGAATCAAGCGCATGAAAGTTGGCGAGGACGTTTACACGTGGATAGACCTCGATCACCTGTTGGTAAGCATGCCGCTGTTGCCGATAAGAGACAAAGGCGCTTTGTCCAGACGAATTCGCAAATTGAACAGGCTTGGATTGATAGAAACCGAGCATGGCAAAGGGTTTTCACTGTTCGTAAGGCTAACCCCACTAGCTGACAAACTGGTGTTTCAAACCAGCATTGACGAAAATCAATCAGCGTTGCTCTCAAACAACGCTAGCGTTGCTTCAGAACAATCCCAGCGTTGCTCTAAAGCAACCAACTCTAATATTATATACTCTAATATTAACTCACGCGAATATAATAATATATATACGCGCGTGGGTGATCAAAACTCTCAACTATCCCCCACTGACTCCCCTCACCCTAATAGTAGCGAATCAGCGCTTGCGACTGATAAAGGGCGAGAGGACGGTTCTATCGCCAACAGCAACAACAATGGCGATAGGCACCTAAACCCCAATGCGGCGGCGTGCCACGAATTGGATAAAAAGTGGCACGAGGTGATTGACAAGTTTATGGTGTTGGTCAATCGGGCTGATGCGTTGACGGGTAAGGAGAAGGAGGTGTTGCTCAGGTGGAAGGAGAAGGGTGTCACGCCTGAGTTGTTGGACAGGGCTATAGATCTGGTGTTCGAGGAGCATCAGGAGAAGGTGGGGGACAGGCGGATGCGGTTGGGGTATTTGGGGTATAAGGTGGAGGAGCTGTTGCGCATAGAGAAAGAGAGGAGGGAACAGGAGGGGAAGTGCAGGATGTGCAGGAGGGGGGAGGCGCTGGAGTTCGGGCTTTGTAAGGTGTGTGAGGCTAAGTTAGTCAGGTGGCCCGATGAGCATTTGGAGATGTATCCGAATGGGGAGAAGCTTAAGGAGTTGAAGAGGAAGATAATCCAGGCGAGGGGATACTTTCAAAAAGGAGGTCAGGGATGAGCACAATCATACTCACCTGTGATGATTTTGTGCGGGCTGGTTACTGGGATACGGAAAAATGTTGCCCGCTTTGCCACGGGAGATATGGTCTCGGTGGCCCCGGTAGCGACAAGGAACACATCGCCGAGGCGTTGACACCTTATCTTCCGTTGTTGCCTCCGGGTGATGGGGGGTCGTTAACTGGGCAACCGATCCTGATAAGGGCGATTGTATGTTGCGAGGTGATGAAGGCTAAGCTCCCAAGGAAAGCATGGGCTGAGGCGGCCAGGTCGAAGAGGAAAATGCGCGGGCTAAAGATATATACTTCATGTTTAAGAGGGTGGGCTTTGAAGGAGCTTGGGATCACCAAGGTTCATGAACGTGGGAAGGATCTGGATCAGGCGTTGCTTAAATGCCCGTGCTGCGGCGGGTTGGTTTGGGGATTCGAGAGATTAAGGGGCAGGGAATGCATAGCACCGGTGCCCGGATCTTGCGTTTTTATAACCCCCAGCAATTCTCAATGCCCGAAGTGTTTGCGGATGGTAGAGGAGAGGGATTGGAAGATTATCGATAGATTTGAGGAGGGAAACCATGGAACTTGGCAAGATAACGGTATTGTTCGTGGCGATTGGGTGGCTGATCACCGCCGTGATCGTCATGGTTACGACCGGTGAGTGGAGGGTGGGGGTATATTGTACGGTGGCCGGGATGTTGAGCGGTTTGCTTATCATGGGGTTGGCGGTGATCAAAACCGGGAAACGGGAGGATGGGGAGGAGGTTCTGGCCCCAGAGGGAATGGTCGGGGTGATCAAGGCTATGCTGATCGCTATATCCCGGGTTGATGAGCCGGTCAGCTACACGTTGCGGAGGGATATGTGGGAGGCGATCTCTGAAAGGGAGAGGGCTGCCATAATCAAGATGGCCAGCGAGCTTGGGTTGAGGGTTGATATTTTGGATAGGTTGGTGATATTCAGTAATTGGTTCCACCCTGATAAAGTGGTGGAGGTATGAGGTGAAATTGAATAAGGAATATAGGCAGAGGTGGGAGGGTAAGTTGAAAATCGATACGCAATCCGCTATTGAGATGGTACGGGATTTTCTCATCCGGCAGGGGTTCGTACTTGACGGCGAGCTTGAGAAGGATGAAGAGGGGCGTTATGAATCGTGGTATGTTTTCGCCACCCACGGGGAGATGGGAGAATATCTGATCTCCGTGGATCTGTATTTCTCCAAAGGGAAGTTGGTGAGGCGTGAGATAATTTATAAACCATTGGAGGTGTGCGATGGCAAAGAGGAATCCGAGAGGTCAGCTTAGGCCCCAGGACGGGAGAGGCCGGGGGAGGGGAATGCCCGGTGGTCGGAGGATGGGCCGCAACCGCGGTGGTTGCCGGTATGGCGGCCCAGGGCATGGGAGAGGTAAAGGGAGAGGGAAAGGAAGGGGGAGGTTGAGATGAAAGTTGAATTTTGTAATTGTGATTTGAGCGAAGGAGTGAGATTTCTATAAGGGGAAGTAGATGATGGTGAGAAGATATTTATCATTCGGTGCAGGAGTTAACTCTACGGCTTTAGGCTTGTATTTGTTGGAAAAGGGTATAGAATTCGAGTGGGTGTTTGCTGATACAGGGTGTGAGTATCCAGAAACGTATGATTATATCAAGTATCTCCAAGAAAAGTTAAATATCAAAATTACAATTGTCCGTCCTGTTGTAGACGGTATCGACAATTTATACGACTACTGCGTTAAGTACCGGGTGATCCCATTAAGAATCTGGCGCTGGTGTACGGATAAGTTTAAGGTTCGCCCGCTGAGAGAGTATTTTAAGTCACCGGGCGTTGTTTATATGGGTATAGATGCTGGGGAAGCTTATAGAGCGAAACCTGTTGATATTGGAGGTATGGTGTATGAGTATCCGCTTATCGAGGAGGGGATAGACAGAAAAGGGTGCATTGAGATCATTCGCTCGTGGGGGTTGGAGGTTCCACCGAAATCTGGGTGTTTCATTTGTCCGTTCCAGCGCCGAGCACAATGGTTGGATTTATACCGTGTACACCCCGATCTTTTTCAAAAGGCGGTTTATTTGGAAAAGATTGTCAACGAACGATTGCGACAAGAAAACAGGTCTCCGATTTATTTCCGGGAAGTGCCACTTGAGGACTTAATAAATATCAAACAGCTCGAATTGTTTGAGTTTGAGTGAGCTTCTCATATCAAACCATATCCTGCTGTGGTGTGAGGAGGAAAATTGGGGTGATGGTATGGAGGAGGTATTGAGGACTATCAGGGATTGGCCGGTTGACGATCCCGAAGGGTTACTTAGATTCATCGGTGAGCATTGGCGGTGGAATGATTACTGGGCCGAGAGGGATGGGTTGTGGGTGTTCGTAACGGGTGGGTGGAGCGAGCATGAGGATATGCTGGAGGCGTTGTATCGGAGTAAGGTGTGGCATATGTTGGCGTGGTATGCGCTTTATCTGCCTGGCGGTATGCTTATCGTCGCAACCAGCCCTTGGGCGCAGGGATGGTTAAGCAGGCTGATGAGGAGGATACAGGAGATAGTGAGCGCTAAGGTGAAGGGGGAGGAAGATGGAAGCGATGAGGCTTGATAACAGATATGAGAGGCTGAAGGGGTTGTCTCCGGTAGAGAAGCTGTTGGCGGCGATTATCAGAGGGTATTACGAGGGAGCTAAGTCGATCATCGAGGGGAGACTTGATGGGATAGCTGATGAGATGGAGAGGCTTAAGTTGGTGGAGGATGCGCTGGAGGATCTTTACAACGTGGCGGAGGGTGGTAGTTTTGAGTTTTGGTGTGAGATTGCGGGGTTGGAGCCGGAATATGTGAGGGCGAACATGGAGAAGGAGTTGGGAATGTCGATTGAAAGGGCCATTGAGAAATTGAGATGGATCAAACTCACATTATGCGCCGAGATACTGGGAGGTGATTATGATGAATCTGATGGAAGTGGCTGAAGAATATCGGGAGGCGATTATAAAAGCGGACAAAGTGGGAAGAGAATTGGCCGAGATGATATGCGAGATTATCAGGCCGATAATCCCCGATATCGATTGGTCTCTGGGATGGGCTGAGGCGGGCATCGATACTATTTGTTTCTGGTCAGAGAGCAGGAAAAACCCCAGGCAGTGGGAGGAAGGGATGAGGTTTCTGGATGCCGTGTTGAGCGAGGTGTTTGAAGGGATAGATTTCGATTGTCCATTTGGTGTTTGGATCACAGAAGAAGAGGCAGAGGAGATCAAGAGGATGTTAAAGGAGGTGAGGGATGAATAAGGAAGAGATAATCCGGGCGCTGGATGCTGCGTTCTGGTGTGGGGTGTATTATGCTGAGCTGGCTTATTTGTTGCATCCTGTGATGACGGCAGATCAGGTGGATACTGTCAAGAGGATGGCTCAGTCTATGAGGGAGAAGTTGGAGGAAGTGGTGGGTTGGGGTGAGCCGGAGTTTGTCGAGCGTGTTGAAGGTATGCTTAAAGCATCATTTCTTAGGTGGGAGGTGGAAGAGGATGAGTAAGGAGATCAAGGAGATGACATGGGAGGAGTTTAAGAAGGAGCTTAGAGGGGAGCTTAAATTGGGAGGAAATGGCGAGGATGAGAGGATGGTCAACGTGGCGGTTCCATATGAGGTGTACATGATCAAATGCCCTAACCCTAAATGCGAGATGAGATTTACCCTCCATGCCTTGCTGTGGTGGGAGGAGGATAAGGAATGGGTGTGGGTGCGGCAGACTAGGTGTGAGTATTGCCCGTATTGCGGGGAGAAAATAGGGGAGAGACGGGATGAATCTCCCCAATCTCGCGGGTATTCGTTTGATCTGTTTGATGATCCAGAGTGCGAGGAGGTGGAACCATGAACTTTATGGTTCGGGTGATAATGGTTATAGTTGCGTTGATGGTTACGGGATGTTGGAGGACAATGGTTGACCTGTTGTTGTTAATGTGATATAATTAAAAAGGAGAGCATCGGCGTATCTCTCCGTGGTGAGGGGATCGCGGCTAAAAATTAGAAAGGAGTCGGGTGTTACCCGGCTCCTTTTCTTTTTGAGTTATGGGATTGCGGGATATCTTGCGCAAGATAATAAGGAAGAAGCGTGAACCCCTCTCTTACCTTCGAGGGTTCAAGGACGGATACCGCGCTGGATATGCCAAGGGGTTGAAGAAAGGGAAGGAGCTGTGGGAGGAAAAGGTGAGGGGAGGAGAACGGCCTTATTCTTTCTCCGATGAGGAATTGGCTAAAATGGAAGACCCTGACAAAACCTATTGGTGAGGTGAGGATATGGCCAGGGTGCCGGCCAAGAGGAAAGGGAGGGTTAAGAGATTTTTGAGGATGAAATATGGGGATGTAGCCTTCACTAAGACCGGTGAGATTAAGATGTCCTATTTGATCAAGGCCAAGGCTGAGCTGCTTAAAAGGCCCACTTACCGAAGGCCTAAGGGTTTGCTTCAGGCCATTAACTGGGCCATTATGACCGAGAGGAGAGTCGGAAGAGGGAAACCGGGGGTGTGAAGCGTGTTGAATATCGTTGACAAAGAGGCGATGGCCAACGTCGTCCAGGAGATAGATGGACGGTACGGCATCCTGGGCGGTATCAGACAGCTCAAGAAGATGCTTCAGGAGATCGAGACGGGGGAGGCTTATTCGCCCGAGAACGCTACCCGTCTATCGATAGCCGAAGCGGCAAAAGCGCTTCGGGAGACGATGGATGACCTCGGCGAGTTGATGAAGAAACTCAACGAGGTCATCCAGAAGTATCGTGAGCGGTTGATGATGAGTTACGAGCTTGTGAGCATCGGTGCTCCGTGGGCGCTCAAGCTCCTGATCGAGAGGCTTCCCACTCTAAGCGACCCGTCGCTTGTAAAGGCCACTCAGATGCTCCTTGAAAAGCTTGAGGGGATGGTTCTGGCCATAGGCGAGGCAGAGGAGGACTTCAAGCAAGTTCAGCTAGAGGCTTGGGAGGTAATCTCCAAGAAGATCCATGAGAGGAACAGGAGAATTCTCGATAAACTATATAGAGCCGGAGATAGTTCAGGCGATAGAGGCGCAATTCAAGAAAGATCCGACGGTGCTGTTAAGAGATCCGGTATCATTGATTTCCGCCGTTTTGTGGATCATAAACAAACGCGGGATCAGGCAGCTCCTGATACCGAACGAAGCTCAGATGAAACTCCAGGAGGCGATAGAGGAGATGCAGAACGCGGAGTTGCCGATCAGGATCATCATATTGAAGGCGAGACAGGAGGGGATCTCGACCTGGATAGCGGCTTGGATCTTCATCCACGTTCTATGTCTGAGCAACATGATGGGAACGGTGATAGCTGACGAGCGGGATAACTCCAAGCTGCTTTTCGAGATCTACTCGCGCTTCTATCGCTATCTGCCTGACGGCATGAAGAAACCGTTCAGATCGACCCGTATCGGCACCACGATGATGTTCCAGGATGAAAGCAGGCTTGACGTGTTGGTTGCCAAGGATTTCGTCTCGGATTCGGCGGGGAAGACCGGTCGTTCGAGGGTTTATAATTACCTCCATTGCTCAGAGGTGGCGTTCTGGAACAACCCGCAGGCCACGATGTCAGCGCTTCGCCAGACCGTTCCCGATGTGCCGGGATCGGCGATATTTATCGAATCCACCGCGAACGGTTACGGCGATTGGTTCCATCAGGAGTGGGAACGTGCGTGTGAGGGGAAGAGCGATTTTCTCCCGGTGTTTCTGCCCTGGTGGCTCCACAGCGAATACTCCAAGCCGTTCAGGAACGAGAAGGAGAAGGAAGAGCTTGAGAATTCCTTGGGGACGAATTTGAACGATGAGTACGGCGACGAGGTTTCCCTGATCGAGCGCTACGGTTTGACGCTTGAGCAGCTCAACTGGCGCAGATACGTGATTCGGAATAAATGTTCGGGCAATTTACAGGTCTTCATGAGGGAATACCCGGCATCGCCCGAGGAGGCGTTCCAGACATCCGGTAATCACGTGTTCGATACGAAGGCCGTTTCGATTTATCTAGATGAAGCTATTCCCCCCGTCGTGGTGGGGAATGTGGTGGATAAAGAAGGATGGGTTGAGTTCAAGGAGGATAGGCGTGGGTTGGTGAGGATCTGGGAACCCCCCGAACCGGGAGTCGAGTACATAATCGGTTCAGACCATTCCGAGGGCCTCGATTCGGGGGACTGGAACGTGGCGGTGGTGATCAGGAGGTTGCCGTTGGCGGTTGTGGCCAGGCTCCAGGGATACGATGAGCGCAGGATATCCGCTGACGAGTTTGCGGAGCTGCTGATGCTCCTGGGCTACTATTACAATGATGCTTGGCTCGTTCCTGAGAACAACAACGACGGCTACACGGTCGCTGGAATTCTCGAACGTGAGGGATATCCGAAGCTGGTGACCGAGGTCGATCTGGGAATAAGCACCCGTGAGCGTGTGGGGTGGAGAAATAACCGGGCGACGAGGAGGAGGGCGGTGAATTTGCTTGTGGAGTACATCAACAACCACTACATCGATATCCCTGACAAGGAATTGTTGCTTGAAGCGCAGAGTTTCGTTTACCGTGACGGCAAGCCCACGGCGCCGCTTAAGGGCAAACGGAGGGCGCCTGGGGAACCGAAAACCGGTTATTACGACGATATATTGTTCGCCCTTGGTGGGGCGTTGCTTGCTCATTCGGTTCTCCCCACTCCCAGGCCTGCGATGCTGGTCGAACAGGAGGAGGAAGAGGAGTTGATGTGGGAGTGGGAAAGGGCGCAGAGGATCAATTCTGAAGATGCGTGGTTGTATTATGTGTGAGACGAAAGCGATTATCATAACGTTGCCGGCGGATATCCTTAAGCGGTGTCGCGAGATCGATGCGGTGAGGAGGTTTCTGGAGGCCGAGAAGCGCAGGATTCTCGGCTATGTCGATAATCTGGAGCTTGCGGAGGAAGTGCTGGAGCGGGAGATCTCGGCCATCTTGGACGAGTTTTCAAAGCAGGCCGTTCGTCAGTTTGGATTTGAGCCTGATGGGATTGTCTACACGTATAACCTTGAAAGAGGGGAATTGATAGTTTGGGCCTCTGGAGGCGAGGAGAATGGCAAAAACCCTGGACAAGATCAGGGATGAAGATGAAATAGTCAAGGCCGTAACGGCTCTGTATCAGGAGGCAAAGGACGCGGCTGCCGAGAGACATAAGCAGATAGAGAAATGCTGGCGTTTCTATTTCGGTCAGCAGTGGCTCGATAAGGAGGGTAAGCCGGACAAAAAGGCGCCCAGGTGGCGGTTCAGGGGCGTGAGGGATATCTGTTTCCAGACCGTGGAGGGGTTGAGGCCGTTGCTTCATAACGGCAGGCCTCAGGTTTTCGTGACGGCGGATTTCGAGCAGGACAAGCATTTGGCCGAGATCGCTACTGAGATCCTGGATGCTGAGTATGAGTTCAGAGGTGAGGCGGTCAGGCTTGGGAAGTTGATACTTGACATACTTGTGGCAGGTGTGGGGATTGAGAAAATCGTGTATGATTTTCGATCTAATATGGTACGGGCTATCATCATCGATCCGACCAGCTTCTATCCCGATCCCTACGGCCAAGCGCCGGATTTCTCCGATCACCAGTACGTCATTCATGAGATCGAGATGGATGCATCGCAGATCGAGAGGCAGTTTGGGATTTCTGAGAAGGAGTTCGGAGGCGAACCTGGAGCCGGTGGAACCGGCATTTTCAGCCTGGTGCGGAAGATATTCGGAGGGGAAGGTGTTGGAATCTATGAGCGGCGCAGGTATCCGGTGTGGGATGTGTACTACAATGAAGCCACGCCGGCGGAGATCATGAACACCCAGAAGGAGCCGAAGTCGCTCAGGTATCCGCGGGGGAGGCATCTGGTGATCGTCAACGGGAAGAAGGTGGTGCTGGATGAGGAGAATCCCTATCGGCATGGTGATTTCCCGTTCGTCAGTTTCCATGACTACACGATCCCGAGGAGTTTCTGGAGCTTGGGCGAGCTTGATAACCTGATGCCGATTCAGGTGTCGATCAACGTGTTGTTCAGCCAGCTCATCATGAATGCTATCCTGACGTCGAACGCTCAATGGATCTATCCGAAAGGTGCTATACCGAGGGGATCTTTGACCAATGAACCTGGATTGATGATCCCGGTCGATCCCCGCATGGTTGACAAGGTGAGGAGAGTGGAGCCTGGACGTATACCGGCGGGGTTAACCATCCTGATGCGTGATCTAGAGGAACATGCGCAGCGTGTCTCCTCAGTTACGGACGTAATGCTGGGGAGGGAGCCGAAAGCTGGAACGAGCGGTATAGCGATTCAGGGCCTCCAGACGGCGGCGATGGGGCGTGTGAGGTTTAAGATCATCAATCTCGATGAATCGCTCAGAAGACAGGCCAGGCTTGAGTTTGCGTTGATCCAGGATTATGCGGATTTTGAAGATCCGAGGTACACTAGGAAATTGGGGTTTGGGGAGTGGTTGCTCTGGACTGAGGATATCCGTAATTTGCTTTATGATATCGATGTGGAATCCAAGTCAGAATTACCTCATTCCATCGAAGGGCGCTTGAACTTCGCGCTTAAAATGTTGGAAGTGGGAGCGTTTGACCTGATTGATTTCATAGATTACGTTGGTGTGCCGGTAAGGGAGGAGTATAAAGAGTTGCTCAAGAAACAGTTTGAGGCCATGTTGGCCCAATTTGGCGGGATTCCTCAGTCGCAGGGAACCCCCAAGATGCCGAGGGATCACCTGGCGGATCTTCTTGGCATCCCCAATTTAGGTCAGGGGGTAGAGGGGGGAGAGCGAGCCTTGAGAGGCTTGCTTAGGTAAATCGGGATATGGTAATATAGGAGGGATGTAAAATGGCCGTTAAAGATCCAAGACCGAAAAACAAGAGGCGGAAACCTTGGAGCAAGTTGTCGCCCAGTTATAAAGCCAAATTGTTGCACCAGCAGGTCATGAAAAAGACAAAGCCTGGTTCGGGGAAGAGGTTCAAGAGTTTGGTTAAGCAGTTGAAGAAGCGGAAGGGGATCAAGAACCCAGCAGCACTGGCCGCGTACATTGGGCGCAAGAAGTACGGGAAAGCGAGATTCCAGAGGATGGCGCTTGCTGGTCGTAAGAGAAAGTAGTCTTCATAAGTTTCATGAGTGTGGTGTGAAGGGGCGGACTCCTAACGGAGCACCCGCCTCATCCCCACAAATACGGTCGAATGAGGTGAAATAAATGCTTATGGAAGGGACTCCGTTCCAGAGGAACGAGGAGGAAGTTGAAAAGAAGGGCCAGGGCCAGGCTCAGCCGGAGAGCGCCGGCGACTCCGCCGGCACGGAGCCGGAAAAGACCACGGGTTCGGAACAGGCTCCGACCGAAGGAGCACCGCCGGTGGCTGAGCCGGGTACAGCCGCCGGAGGCGAGGGGGCGCCTTCGGAGACTGAACCTGGTGAGGGCGGCGAGGAGGACGAGCTTGCTAGGATACGCAAAGAACTCGCCCAGCTCATGGGTGAGAAGGAGAAGCAGGCTCGTCACGCCGCTCGCAAGATAACGGAATTGGGCCAGGAGGTGCGCTCCAGGGATCTGGAGCTGGAGCAGTTGAGGCGTGAGTTGGCGGCGTTGCGTCGGGAGTTGCAACGCCGATCCTCCTCGCAGGAGTACTCCCTGTTCGGCGAAGAGGAGGAGACGCCCGCTGCCCAGCCCCAGGTTACAGAGCGTATACCTCTCCTTGAGCAGGCGGTGCTTGAGCTTTACGATGAGTTGCTCAATATGCGCTCGTCATTCGAGCGCGAGAGGCAGGTTCAGCAGATCCAGAAGGAGTTGAACCTGCCCGAAGAATACGCTCAGGCCTACGTTGACGCCGTGGCCGCTGGCGATATGGCCAGGGCGGCCAAGATCGTCAAACTGGCCGAGCGGGAGCAGCTCATCAGGGAGCGCCGTCGGCTCGCACAGCGCCGTTCCCAGGCCGCCAAGGCCGGGGTCGGCGCGCCGGGTAGCTCTCCCCCGAAGAAAGCTGGCCCATCGCTACTTGAGAAACTATCTCAGCTCCCGGAATGGGAGCGTGCTCGGTTCTTAGCCGAGCATCCTGAGATATTAGACGAGCTGGGCGAGGAATTGTGACCCGGTGGAGGGGGAGGTGAGGCGGCGCCCTCCCCCGAACCACCCGGCGCCGTGGGTCAAGGACAACAGCCGCAAATCTTGAGTTCGGAGGGTGAGAAGAAATGGCTGCTGTTCTTGACCAACTCACGATAGCTACTCAGGCATTGCACCCGGATCTTAACCGGGAGTTGTTGAGCCGCGAGTCTCCTGCACTCAGATTGTTGCAGGAGAACGCGGTGAGGAAGGGCGGATCTCCCATCAAGGTCAAAGTTAGGTATAAACGGAACAACGGCGGATGGTACTCCGGGTACGATAAGTTCGATACCGATCAGGTCGAGCAGCTCGCTGAAGGTTCGCTGGAGTGGAAGAACGTGTACGTGAACGTGACTATTGACGAGGACACGCTGGTTAAGAACGCGGGTATGAACATCAGGGATCTGATGGGGTTGAAGGATCTGAGAGCGCTACCGACCAGACAGAGGGAGTGCATCATCAACATCTTCGGCGAGCAGATGAAAGCCGCCATTGAGGACATGAGGGATTTGCTCGCCAAGGCGCTCTACGACAAAAGCCCCGGTTCCAAGCAGATGGAGAGCTTCTACACCATTATCGATAACGACTCTACGTACGCGGGTATCGGATACACCGAGCTGGGGAAATTCGGGTATAAGGGGTTGGTTTCCGGGACTGAGGATTACATCTGGGCTGCCAAGGTGGACAGCAACGGCGGCACGCTCAGGTCGCTTGATCTGGATATGGTCAGGGCAATCCTGAGCGATTGCTCCGTCGGCGCCAGCAAACCCAAATGGGCGTTCTGCGGCAGGGATGCTTACGGTGCCATCTCGCTGTTGCTTGAGGGTCAGAAGGTCAGGCAGAACGATCAGGTAGCTGAGATCGGGTTCACCGGCAACATCGAGTGGGTCGAGTACGGTGTGACGTTCATCGAAGATCCTTACTGCGACCTGAACACGATCTTCTTCGTCAACCCGGATCACCTGAAGCTCTACATCCACCCCGCTCTGGACTTCGTGTTCACAGGGTTCAAAGAGCCGGTCGATCAGGCTGCGATCACCGGACAGATCAAGGCGATGGTGCAGCTCTGGTGCGATGACAGGGCCAAACAGGGTAGGCTTGAGGATGTACAACCGTAAAATGATTTTGAGGGGCATCATTGCGATGCCCCTCAAGGATTTAAAAAGGAGGGGAGACGATGTTTGGGCTTCAGAAAAAGGAGACCCTGACGGACACGGGCAACACTCTGCAAACCGTGGGGGTCACCATTCTGGATGCTTCCTCGGCCAATGCCGGCGGCACTTTGGGCGATGGTACCGTCGAGGGACAGCTCAAGCTGATAATCGCTTCGGATACCACCAACACTGCTAGCGTGACCGTAACTAATATGGCTGATCCGGGAGGTTCCCCCGCAAGCGGGGAGGGCACGATCACCTTCACAGCGGACAACGGCTGGATTATCCTCATGTGGGTCGGGGATTACTGGGTATCAGTTGCCCGTGACGGGGCCAATGTCTCAATTACTTAAGGGTTAGGGGCGGGATCACCCCGCCCCTCTGGCAGGTGATTTTGATGCCCTACAAACGTGTGGGCAACAAAATTTACAAGAAGGTCGGCAACCGGTGGGTTTTGAGGTCGAAGTGCAAGAGCGTCGAGAACGCCAAACGTCAGCTTAGATTGCTCAATGCTATCGAACACGGTTGGAAACCCACCGGAAGGAAGACAAAACGACGCAAACGTAAGAAGCGATAAGGAGGGGTAAAGATGAAACCGACCAATGAGTTGATGTGGAGGGGATACCAGAAAAACAACCCCAGCAATATCCGCCTGCGTCATGAGATCATGGGGGCGGATATCGATTCCAACGGTGCTTTGAGACTTAAAAGGCTTGATGGTGAGAATACCGTATGCTTGGTGGTTCATCAAGCTGATACCACTAATAATCCTGATGCCCTGGTGATTGTCCAAGAGGGGACTGGTGATGCAATAGCTGTTAAGGCCTCTGCGTCTGGCTCAGATGTGTTTACTGTGGATAAATCGGGTAATGTGGTGGCTGGGGGAAGGGTAACTGCTGAGAACCTGACGTTGGCCAATGCCAATACTGAGACACTATCTGGTGACAAGACAATTGCGGCGGGTGATCCTCAGATTCAATTCCTCGATCCTGGAGGAGCGAGCCGAACCGTGACCCTTCCCTCTGCTGCGGAGGGATTGTTCTTCATCATCGTCAACACCGCTGATGCGGCTGAGGATTTGACGATCAGCGATGGTGCTAGCACGGTGGTGACTATCAGTCAGAACGAGGCCGGGTTGGTTGTTAGTGATGGGACAAGCTGGAAGGGATTTGTAGGGGCTAACACGTAATATTCGGAACCTAAAGAGGGGGAATTGCTATGAAACCGACTCATGATCGGCAATGGAAGGGGTTTCAGAAAAACAATCCAACGGCCATTTATTGGCGTCATATGTTGATGGGGGCGGATATCAGCCCCGATGGCGTGTTGAGAATTAAGGACGGGCTTGATTTAAATGCCCAAAATCTCAAAAATGTTGCCACACCAGTTGTAGGAGCAACTATCGTTGTGGCGGCTTCGGATAGCAAGTGGAAAGATGCGGTGCCGGAGGAATACAGATGCGATGGGGTGAATGATCAAGAGGTGATAAACAGGGCGATCAACGCGCTACCATCGCCTGGAACAACAAATATAAGAGGGAGCGGAGAGGTTGAGGAACCATCACAGGGAGGGTGTGTGCTATTACTCGATGGGACATACAATATCACAGCGCCAATCGACCTCACAGGCAAGAGCAACGTAATGCTAAAGGGGCAGGGAGCCAGCACGGTGATCAACAATCTAGCGACAGACGGCTCACATGCAATCCAAGCGATTAACAGCACAGCTAAAAACCGCGTCGTCATAAAAGACCTGCTTATTCAGGGCAACCCTAACTCAGGAGATGGAATACATATCGAAGGGATCAGTTACAACCTGATAGATGGTGTTTTCTGCATCTACAATGGCGGGAGCGGGCTATATGTCGATCAAGCCCCTGACGGAACGGGACAGGAGAACCGTATCATCTCGAACTCTCAGTTTCTATTCAACTGCCGACATGGGATTGAAGTGCTCAACGTGCACGAGACGCTAATAACCGGCTGCCACATGGAGGAGAACGACCAAGCGGGGTTCTACGCCTACGACGCTTTTGATCAACACCTGTGTAATTGCTCTATCGAAGATAACTACGGGACTTACCAAGTGGAGGTGGAGAACGCGAGGCAGCTCAAGATTGCGAACTGTATGATCGAGGGCGATGTCCGTATAGCTCCCTATACCGACTCCGCCTATATTCACGAGATCACCGGGACGGAGATGGGCACGCTAGTGTACGAGGGTTCGCTCACGAACAGCTACCTGTACGTGGCTGGTTCAAACCTGCGTCTGGGCAACGTGAAGGCTGCTTCAGTCCACCTGAGTTCTTGCCACGTTATCCTCCCCGGCGCGGGCGATCCCGTCGTGCACGAGATTGGGTACTCGTATGTACTTGCGGGGTGCCAAGTCAGAGGAGGGGACGTTACGACGATTTCCCTCGCGGCGTCAGATGCTGTTGCGATCATCTCAGGAAGCCTCCTATATGGCTGCAAACCCACAATTCAAGCGGCAGCGGGGGCAAATACTACCAGGCTGATAATTTCTGGTTCTTTGCTACGAGTTCCAGCAATTGATGTTTCAGGTGTCCATCTTGTGCAGGTTGGTTCCAGCATAATAAGCGGGAACGGTTCACTTAGCATTTCGGGAGGCGACTATGTGGAAGTAACAGGGAACCTGCTTTGGGGTGTAGGCTATCCGCTGACGCTTTCGCTCAGCTCAAGCGATGGCCTGTTTGCAAACAACTATCTCACATCGGGCGTTTCAGTTTCTTTGAGTGGGATCAAGGCGAGAGGCAACAAGGGCTACGCAACCGAAAACTCCGGCTCGGCCACTATCGACGCGAGTGGATCTGTCACGGTAGATCATGGGCTTATATCTGCCCCGTCCATTGTCATTGTTACCCCACGCGGCAACATCGGCTCGGTATGGGTTACAAACGTAACGAGCACCCAGTTCACCATAAACTGTAGCTCCGCCCCATCGAGCGATACTCAAGTGGATTGGTATGCTGAGGTGTGATGGCTAAAATAGTGCTTGGGCAGTATAAGCAAGGGAAACAGCAATGCGTATTGGCATGGTCAAGCTTGGTGGCTGGGGCGATGGTGCTGATGGCGCCGTCCTGGCCACCGCTATCAAAAAGAAATATCCGGGTTCATCGCTGGTGGTCATAACGGATAGCAAGGCGGCCAAGGTGCTCTATGAGCACGTGGAGGCCGTTGATGCTTGTTTGCTGACCGA